ATTGGCCTCTAGCTGTGCTTTCTGCTCTTCGTCAGGAGTGACCTCAATAAATATACCAAAGTCATACAGGTACAAGTCCTTGATGTCATTTAGGATAGAGGTATTGTACCTGCCAATTCTCATGGCAAAGTCCTCTTTGAAGTCTGCATACTCTAAGATGTCAGACACCCTGTAAGTGATCGCCTCAGCTAGTCTCCTGTAGATAAATAAACCACTCTCAAGGATATGCCTTGTTGCTGTATTTGAGTTGAGTGCTGCCATCTTCTGTAGACCAACCAAAGAGTTCGGGTCAGGCGTTGACCCATCTCTTGCCTCATTAAGACCTGTTACAGTCCTAATCATGTCCATATAGTGTTGGTAGTTGGCGATGAGCATTTGCGTCTTTGCCGCTCCTGAGTTTGACGTGAGCTGAGTGATTGGCACCCTAGCATTATTAAAGTCACCATCCTGAGTGAAGCTCCTACCAATAACACTACCTGTTTGGAAGTAGAGCCTTAGTGCATCCTCAGGGTTATATGCGGCACCTGTACCTAGGTCAACCTCATTAAGACCGTCAGCGTCAATAAAAACACCATCAGGGACAACTCTGTTGATAACCTGCTGTAGTTTTAAGTGCGTTATCTGAATCAGGTCAGCAAAAGGTATCATCCTTCTAACTAATGACTCAATAACACCCTTGTACATCCTTGGAGCGCAAGCCACATACATTGGCATTGCGTGTTGTGTTGATGACTTTGGTCTGACCATATTCTCGGCCATCTCCCATTTAATCAAGTAGTTGGTACCCATTACCATAACACCTTCATACCATACGTCAATGGTCTTCTCGACCTTCTCGAAGTTACCCTCCTCCATCATCTCTGCCGGAGGATTGAACGTATCGTCCTTTGGTATCATCTTGACAGAACCAGTCTCCGTCGTCTTTCTCTTATAGACTACCTTTTTGGTTGTCTTATAGTTAAAATATAGCAGAGTGCAAGTGTCCCTACTAAACAAGCTATTCTCATAGAATCTTGCAACATTGTAGTAATCGTACCACGATTGACTGTATTGTGAGATTTTTTGTAGGTCATCTTTCGTTAGTTTTGGATTGATTTTATACAGCTCTGTAAGAGGCACAGTTTTAATCTCACCCCAATAGAAGCAGTCCTCAAAGAATGGGTCCTCAGTATAGCTATAGACAATATTAGCTGGATCTACGTATGAAATCCTTACGCCTTCGCCTAGCAAGAACTCATGCTTTGCTACTGCTATACCAAGTACAGTCATGTCATAGTCCAAGCGCTTTCTCGTATCGTAGTAATGGTTCTCGTCAAATATTGTGTTTATTGCTACCTCCTCTGCTATCTCAATTGCAGGCTTGTAATTTATTTGCATATACAATGACAGCTCCTCATCATTCTCAGGCAGCGTGTTCGGGTCCGTAACAAATGGATTAGCACCTGTGAACTTTTGGATCGTCTCAAATATTGGCTTGCCAATCATCTGAGTCTCTATCATGTCCTGGTACTTATTACGCTTTGCCAATGACATAGCATCTTGGGCGTATGCCTTTGGTTTGAACAGCCTGTCAGCCATTCCGTTCACTACAATGTCAACAAACTTTGGTATAACAGGAACAGGAGTCCAGTCGATATTCAAATAAGACAAATCACCATCAATCGCTAGCTCGTTCTTATACTTTGCTACCGACTGCTCACCCCTTGCGTAGAGCCTAAGCTTATGGAACTCTCTCCATCTGCTATAGTACCTACAAGATGTACCATCCTTCCTAAACCACTCATATTGAATAGCTTGTCCTACTTGAAGCCCATAGCTCTCTGATGCTTTCTCTGCGTCAGTTGCCCATTGGCTAGGGAAGTCCGAGTACTGTATATCTATGATTATATCTTTCATTTCATTATTTGACTTGTTAACCCATCGTTTGTATATCTGGCAAAGTTAATAATTATTTTTGATTCTTTCTTTTCTGGCATATAAAGGTGCTTCTGATTTGCCATAATTGCTAATCCTGAGCTGATTGCAGCGTCAAATTTAGTCCTGTCATTTATATCAAACTTTGCCCAATCCTCAAGTGTTCTTGTAAATGGCATATTGCCAATTACGTCAGGTTCCCTATATGCACCGGTATAATCAAACCCTATAAACTTCTCGATGTATGACTCGATTGCAGAGGCGTGAGACTGCTTGACATCCTCAGATGAGTTAGGTATACCACCTAATTCTCGCTCTGTTTTTGTCAACTTGTTCAACTGCTTATCTGGTCTATTCATACAAAATCCTCTGTATCCTCTATTTTTAAAATGGTACAATAACCTTGGTTTATTATTCTCTATAAGTATTGGCATTCCGTAGTAAACGCAAGCCATAAGTATCTCCTCAAAAAATATCTCTGCTGTTTGTGGTCTTGCTATATATTCCAAAAAGAACTCATTCACCGGAGCATCATCCATGTGGAACTTTGTCATCCCATGCAGCGATCCACTTGACCCTCTTCCTCCAACAACTGCTGAGATATCATATGGGTCACATCCAAAGGAACCTAAATGCTCATTTCCTGGATATTTCATTCCATTCCTTGTATGCACATTGTTCGCATAATGCGCAGGAGGGAACCAGCTAATTAAAAATCTTCCATGTTTATTTGGAGTCCATACAACCTTTGTGTCTTTAATTCCGTCTTTCCAAGAGAACGACCCTCTTGTCAAATACTGCTCCTTAATTAACGAGTCATTGTAATCAATTTGCTGATATATCTTAGTCAGGTTAAATATCGCCTGCTTACTCTCATCTCTAAATGCATGGGACTCTGACCTTGGAAACTGACGATAGAACTCGTTCAGCGCATCTGCATCATTCTTTAGTGACGCTGCCTCATTCTCCCAGTAGTCAATCGCTCCATTTGATATCTTGCCACCATCGACTCCCTCTATTGGCTTCTCAGGCTTTCTGAATACAGGCATACCGTATCTATCGATAAATCCCTCCATATTCCACTCCATTGGGATGAACAAGGCATATAGCCCACTCTTTGTCTGACCATTGGCATTCCTGTTCTCTACATTTGAGTCGTAGTATAAGGACTTGAAGTTGTCACCACCCTTGTTCAAGGCATTCGAGGTAGACCCCATCATACACTTGCCTATAATCTTACTACCCAATCGTAAGCACGTTTTTGTTACACGCCAGTTATTCAGAATATTATTTGGCTTGACCCACTTACCCGATTCGTCATGCGCTAGGTATAATAACTTCTCACCGTCATAAGAGTTCTCCTCAGTATTCTTCCAGTCAATAGTAGTATCTAATCCGACTATGTCATTGTTGTTGACCTCGTGCATATTCTTCTTGGTAATCTTCGATGCTGGAACACGGAACGCCAACTCTACCTTTGGCTTGTCCATACCATCCATTATTGGCTTGAAGAAGAACGGCAACTTGTTGTTGATTGGGACCACCTTGTCGGTAAACATCTTCTTGGCATCGGCACCTGTCTTTGACAAGATACCTAAGCGAGCGTCCTTTGCTAGTGTTGCGAGATTTACGCACTCTGAGGATGACATAAACGAGAAACCTGAGCGTCTTATCTTTAGGTATATCATCCCAAAGCATCTTGGGTCCGCTTTACAAGCCTCCCAAAATAAGAAGAAGATTCTATTCGCTTCTCGGAAGTCTGGATACCCAACGTCTATGCTTGACCATTGTAGGTACATATAATGAGATCCTGTAATATAGCAAGGAGTCCCATTATTCATAAACCAAAAACCTTGCTCCCGATAATCGAACTCATTCTCTATATAGTCAACCCATTTATTTTTAAACTCGTTTGGCTTTTCATTCCATTGGAAGATTGAGTTTATCTTCTCAAGTTCTCTAGGTACCGGAACACGCTCCCAATATTGCTCTGCTTTTGAGTCGCTCCTTTTGTGGCAATTCTCTGGTGCAGGAGGAAGGGCTATATTCACCCCTGAGATATTTATAACCTCGCCTATCTGACCGTTCTTTGAGATAACGACAATGTCATACTGCTCATTGTAACCGTACAGCCAAGAGCGAACTCTATTTTTATTAGTAATCGCATTTAAAGGAATTAAATCCTTCACGACATAATAAAGTCTATTTTGATCGTCTTTCTGCAAAGCCTTGTTTTGAGTCTACTTTACTAATACCTCTCTCTATATAATCAAGAGATTCTTTCTCGGATTCT